AAACGAAGAAATATTCGGACAGCACAAACAATATGATATGAAACAAGTAAAAGTTGTAGAAGATTGGATAAACCAGGGTTTGCATCCTCCGACAGCTATTGCCAAGATCAAACAAATTATAGAATGGAGAAGGGATAACAATAAGGATGCACCAGCCACGATATACTTCTTTAAAGACGCAATAAATAAGGTAAGTAAGCCCAGGAATAAGCAAGAAGAGGCCCAGGCTATGGTTAAGAAGTTATCTAAAAAGTGGAAGATGAGATATTAATTTATAAATCCCAAAGGTTCGATTGCGTTTTATAACTGTGGCAACATTGCGAATAACCTTGATTTCTGAAAATTCGATACCCTTTGGGGGAGGGGTGCGTAAATATATATGGGGGGTATCTCACAATTTTTTTGCAATAAATTCTCAAATCGATTATAATATTGCTGCCTTAAATCTGAAACAAAAAAGGAGGAAATATGGCAAAAGGCCCAAATGCGAGTAACCGAAACTTTAAAGTCTTTAAGGATATTAATATTCCTCAAGGCGAATATCTCATAGAATTATGGGATGCGAAAGACTTTGATAAAGAAACCAAAGAGGCTAAAGAAGTTTCTGGAGCTCAAGATATAAAAATCTATAAGAGAGATGAAACCAAATCCTATAACAAAGGAGATGGAGTAGCTTTCTTTAGAGTGTTTAATAACGAACCAAAAAAGGATGACACAAGTGGGGATGGCGAAATCAAATTCTAAAAGAATTGTCAAACCACCATTAGATCGCTTTGGTGGTATTCGAGTAGTTCAACGAAGGATACAGAAATCCAAAATCATCGAGCACAATAAAGAGAATGTAGCTCAAGAGCTTATCGATATAGCCAAAGCGAATATTGACGACATTATGTCCTGGGATGAAGAAGGCAAAGTAACTATTAAGGATCCTAAAGCTATTTCACCACAGGCAATCAAAGCTATAAAAAAAATTAAAGTAACACCGACAAAGATGGGCCCACAGCTCGAAGTGGAGCTCCACGATAAAGTTGGTGTTTTAAGAGTATTAGCGAAAGCTACAGGTTTATTAGATCCTCAAGAGGAATTAGATAAACCATCTGTAGTTGGAATTGTAATGAAGGGCCCAGAAGAGCCGGTCATTGTGAACGCAGAGGAAATAAATGAAGAGAGCACTAACACACCAGGAGAAGGAGATAATCCAGGTGTCGATGTTAAAAAATCGAATTAGCGATAAAGAGGCTGCACGAATTGCTGGTAGGCCTTTAGCTGATTGGAAGAATTTAGCTCTTGGGAATAAAACTGAAGATGAGAGTAGGATAGGGAGCATTGTTGAAAGTTTTAAAAATTATAAAAGTTAGTGTGATTTGTTTGTTTGTACTCTGTGGATGTAGCAAAGTAGAGTTTGATCCTAAAACAAGTTTGATCAAATACACATTCAAGGGTATAAAAAAACAATGAGTGATGCTATCACAAATCTTAATTTAGATTTTTCTTCCTCACCAACGATTTGGAATTTCTTAAATGATAAAAGTTTTGTTCGTGGAATAATGGGCCCTGTAGGCTCTGGTAAATCTTATGCTTGTGCTGCTGAAATAATGTTGAAGGCAGTTAAGCAAAAGCAATCTCCTAGAGATGGAATTAAATATTCAAGATTTGTAGTTGTTAGAAACTCTTATCCAGAATTAAGAACAACCACGATTAAAACCTGGCAAGAATTATTCCCAGAAAATATATGGGGAGCTTTTAGATGGAGCCCTCCTTTAACACATCATATAAAATTACCGGCAAGAGATGGAGCTCCTGGAATAGATTGTGAAGTTATTTTTCTAGCTCTTGATCAGCCTAAAGATGTTAGAAAATTATTATCAATGGAATTAACCGGAGCCTGGGTGAATGAGGCTAGAGAGTTACCTAAAGCTGTTATTGATGGATTAACACACCGAGTAGGAAGATACCCAACATTATCCGATGGTGGAGCAAAACCTTGGAGAGGAATTATAATGGATACGAACCCAATGGATGATGACCATTGGTGGTATAGATTAGCAGAGAAAGAAAGAATGAAGGGTAAGTATGCTTGGAAATTTTTTAAACAACCTGGTGCTGTTGAAGAAGTATCTCCAGGTGAGCTGCCAGAAAATCCAGAGGCGAATGGTTATGTTTTAAGTTCTGCAAAATGGTGGAAGGTAAAAGAAGAAACAGAAAATAGAAAAAATTTACCAACAGGATACTATGAGCAAACATTACTTGGAAAGAATTTAGATTGGATTAGATGTTATGCTCAAGCTCAATATACTTATGTTCAAGAAGGAAAACCGGTTATATCAGAATACGATGATAATTTAATGGTGGAAGATTTTATTGAACCAGATATTCAATATCCTATTCAAGTGGGAGTGGACTTTGGTTTAACTCCAGCAGCAGTATTTGGACAAAAACATTCTAATGGTAGATGGGTAATCTTACACGAGCTAGTAACTTTTGATATGGGCCTGGAAAGATTTGGTCAAATGTTAAAAGGAGAATTAGAAACTCGATTTCCTAAATTCGATGTCTTTATCTGGGGTGATCCGGCTGGACAAAAGAGAGATGAAATTTTTGAAGTTACAGCATTCGATCATTTAAGAACCCTTGGACTTGTTGCTAGACCAACTGCTACAAATGATTTTAGAGTTAGAAGAGAGGCCGGTGCATCTCCAATGAATAGATTAATATTAGGTAAGCCAGGATTATTAATTGATAGAAAATGTCAGCGATTAAGAAAATCTTTAGCTGGTGGTTATCATTATAGAAGAGTTCAAATCTCTGGAGGAGAGAGATATAGAGATCAACCAAACAAAAATGATCACTCACACATTGGTGATGCTTTTATGTATTTAATGTTGGGTGGTGGTGAGCATAGAAGATTAACGAGAGGGAATGCTGCTAGTCGAATGAAACCTTCTGTAGCTCCTTTAGATTTTGATGTATTCGGATGATTGATAAAAAAATCATTTGGCTTGTAAAAGTTTGGGCTCCGGATTGTGTTTTAAAAAAACAATTCTTTATATCCTGTACCGATGAGAGAATGAGAAAGTTTAAAGTTCCTAAAGGATTGAGAGCCACTTATGAGAAAGCAAAAGTGTGAACCTATTAACAATAGAAAAGATATTTAAAGTTGATGGTGTGGATTATATGGTGTTACCTTTTAAATCTTATCTTATTAATTTAATGGATCTTGGAGAAGATGATAAGATACATCTTAAATTATTTCCAGGATGGTTAGAATTTTTAGATGCAGCTACTCAACAAGGTTATGGTTATGTTGTATTAGGAAAAGGTAAGCCTGTCTTATGTTTTGGTGTAGTTCCTCAATGGGAAGGTGTATCAGAGTTATGGTTAATACCAGATCAAACTCTTATTCGTAAGCATAGAATACAATTTCATAAAGGAGCTTTAGCTTTTATGGAGTTAGCAGCAAAAGAATTATCTTTACATAGATTACAAGTTACTGTCAGTTCACGAAATGTTCGTGCTGTCAAATGGATAAAAAGTCTATATTTTAAAGAAGAAGGTATTTTAAAAAATTATGGAATTGATAAATCTGATTATATTATGTTTGCGAGGTTATTTTAATGGGTAGTGTTTTTAAAGTTCCTAAATATACTCCACCTCCTCAAATTGAAACTTCCAACAAATTATTGGATGAGAGAGAGGCTAGAGCAGATGCTAAAGAGCAAAAAGAATTAAGAAAGATTGCATCTAAATCCAGAGCTCGTAGAGCTGGAGGAAGATTATTAGTTAATCAAGAAAGAGCTATTCCAATGTTAGGCACAGGTACGACATTAACAAGAGTAGATCCAATTAGAAATCCATACGATTTTGATAAGAGGTACACATAATGGGAGGATCACCAGCAAAAGTAGTTAAGAAAATAGTTAAAGCTCCGGTAAAAATTTTATCAAGTCCATTAGGTAAAAGACGACCAGAGGTTCAGCAAAGACAAATTGGTAAAGCTGAAAGAGATGTCCAATACAAAACAGATCCTAAACAAAAAAAAATTGCTAGAAAATTAAAACCAAGAACAGGCTCTCAAAGAATTGCTAGAAGTAGAAGAGGTGGTTTATTAGCTGGAGAATTTAGAAGAGAGTTAGGTTCTACTAGAAATCCAAGAAATACTTATCTTGGTAAAGAAAGTCAGTTGGCTTAATGGAACAAGAAGAATTTATAAGAAATCCTAGATTTATAAAATTAAATCAAGGTGAAAATGAAGAAGAATTAATTAGGGAGGAAAACGATGGAGATGATTAAAAAATACAAAGATAAGTTTATGATATGGCAATTACATAATAGAAGAGAAATAGTATGTATTGTTATTGGATTTATTATTGGTGCAATAGTATTTTAATAACCGATTATGGCAATGAGATTACAAGTACCAGAAGTCTTAAATAGACACAAACAGGCATTTGCCAAAAAAGAAAATTGGAGATCTGTTTATGAAGAGTGTTATCAATATGCTCTTCCTCAAAGAAATTTATACGATGGTTATTACGAAGGTAATGTTCCTGGACAAGCAAAGATGTCCAGAGTTTTTGACAGTACAGCTATTCATTCCACTCAAAGATTTGCTAACAGAATACAATCTGGACTTTTTCCTCCCTACAAAAAATGGTGCAGATTAGAACCTGGGAATGATATACCTAGAGAGAGATCTTTAGAAGTACAGACAGCATTAGATCTTTATTTAGATAAAATGTTTTCTGTGTTAAGACAATCCAATTTTGATTTAGCGATTGGAGAATTTCTATTAGATCTTTCTGTAGGTACTGCTGCAATGTTAATTCAGCCTGGAGATGATCTTAATCCTGTTACCTTTACTCCGGTTCCACAATATTTAATTGCTTTAGAAGAAGGGCCAAGTGGTACAGTTGATAATGTTTATAGAAAATTTAAAGTTAGAGGAGAGGCAATTAAAAGACAATTTCCAGATGCTACTCTTCCACAATCATTAGAATTAAAAATAAAAGAAAAACCTCAAGAGCTTATAGAATTATGTGAGGCAGTTATTATTGATCCTATTGTAAAAGATTATTGTTACCACATAGTACACGACA